CAGCAAGCAGGGTAAGAATCCCTATCAGGGACACAGTGACTCCACGAAGAAGGGTGGCCCTACTTCGATGGATCGTAAGAAGTTCGGGCGCAACATGTCCCGAGCGTTGAACCAGCGCGGGAGCGCAAGGGGACGGTAATGACTAACAAGTGGCAGGATTACAAGTTCCCTGAGTGGGGCAAGCAGAAGATGGGCGATTACGCTCAGCCTGTAGCCAACACGTGGAAGCCGGGGCGTCAGAAGGATACTGGGTATCCGGATGAAGGCATTGACATGAACGACATCATGGTCAAAGGTCGCTACCCGACTGGCACCAAAAAGAAGAAGCTCATGGACATCCGTGGGTATGGTGCTGCTACCAAGGGTCGCAAGTTCCACCCGGATGAAGACTGATGAACTTCTCGCAGCTATCACAGGCGATTCAGGATTACTGCGAAACGACTGAACCGTCGTTCATCCAGAACATCCCGAATTTTATCCAGCAAGCTGAAGAGCGGATCTACAACTCCGTCCAGCTTCCTGCGATCCGCAAGAACGTCACCGGCACCATCAGCGCCGGTAACTCGTACTTGTCGTTGCCTAGTGATTATTTGGCTGCGTTCTCCGTCGCCGTGTTTACCTACGGTAGCCCCAGCAGTAACTATTTGTACTTGCTGGATAAGGACGTGAACTTCATCCGTGAGTCGTTCCCGGCCTCTGGGTATCAGGCTCAACCCCAGTACTACGCGCAATTTCAGCCGTATGTTTACTTACTGGGGCCGACGCCTGATGTAAACTACGGGGTAGAGCTTCACTACTATTATTACCCGGAGTCGATTGTGACCGCTGGGTCGTCATGGGTTGGGGATAACTTTGAAACTGTTCTTCTGTACGGGTCGCTTCGTGAAGCGTATCTCTACTTGAAGGGTGAACAGGATCTGGCCCAGCAATACGACCAGAAGTATCAAGAGTCACTGGGTCTGCTCAAGATCCTCGGGGATGGTAAAGATCGTCGTGATGCTTATCGTAGTGGTCAAACAAGGATACCGGTACCATGAGTCTACAGGCGAGCGGCGGGGCATTCGTTGGTAACGTGAAAGTCTTTGCGACTGACAATCGTGGTTTTAATCCAGAAGAAATGGCTGACATGACGGTAGATAAGATTCTATACGTCGGCCAGAACAGCCATCCTGCGATCATTGAACAGGCCCGTGCCTTCAAAGAAAACATTCGCCAACTGCTTGTTGAAGCCTTTGCACAGGCTCAGCGAGAAGAGCGCAATACCATCTGCACACAACTTGAACTCAAAGGCCAAGGTGGCCTTGCCGACATTATCCGGAGAATCTAATGGCTGGTATTACTCAATCTATGGCGACAAGTTTCAAGGTTGAACTCCTTGATGCTTATCATAACTTTTCAACGTCTAACCCTGCTCGGTCGGCTAGTACGGCTGACACGTTCAAGATGGCGCTTTTCAAAGGCACCGTCACGGGTACGTATGACGCGACGACCACGAACTACTCAAACATGACCGGCAACTCGGATGAAACGACGGGTACTGGATACACGGCAGGTGGCAACACGCTCGTGATCTCCAACGCCCCATCGTCCGGTGCGTCACCGGCTACGACTGCATGGTTGAGTTTCAGCAACACCACGTGGTCTACCGCGACCATTTCGTCGTCGGGTGCCATGATCTATAACAGTTCACAAGGTAACCGTTCGGTATGCGTTTTGTCGTTTGGTGGTACTGTTTCATCAACGGCAGGTAACTTTACCGTTCAGTTCCCCACGGCGGCTGCGAGTACGGCGATTATCCAGATTCAGTAAGGTGTAAATCATGTCGCTTGTATACGCAGATCGTGTTAAAGAATCCACGACAACCACCGGAACGGGGTCAATTTCCCTCGGTGGGGCTGAAACGGGCTTTCAATCTTTTTCCGTTATTGGTAACGGTAATACTTGCTATTACACGATTGCCGGTCAATCAACGGGTGAATGGGAAGTTGGGCTAGGCACTTATACACTAAGTTCTGCAACGCTTGCCCGTACTACGGTCTACGCTTCGTCTAATAGCAACAATCTGGTGCCGTTCAGCGCGGGTACAAAAGACGTGTTTATCACGCTACCCGCTGTGGCTATTAGTTCGTACTTGAACAAACTGACGGTTGGTTCTACTTCCGTCGTTAGTGGCACGGGCGGCTACATCCTATACAACGCCGGTGGAACGCTTGGAAATCTTGCGACCACGGGATCAGGCAATGTTGTCCTTGCGACCAGCCCCACCCTGACCACGCCTGTTATTGGTGCCGCCACGGGTACGAGCTTGGCCGTCACGGGTGCTTTGACGACAGGTACCCAAGGTAGCGTTCAGGGTTCATTGATACTTACCAATACAAACTCCACCTATGCAACGACCGTTCAGTCGTCCAACAGTTCGACGGCTGCGTGGACAATGACGCTACCGACATCTAGCGGTAGCGCAGGTCAGTTGTTATCTACAAACGGATCGGGTGTGACCTCATGGGTGACTGGCGGGTTGATTGTTAATACCAGCCCCACATCAGGCGGCGCAGCCGGTCAGATCATGTTCGATACGGGGTCAGTGCTACAAGAGTCAAGCAACCTTGTTTGGGATAACACCAATAAAGCCCTGACGCTTGGCGGCGGTACGGTAACAACCAGCAACCCCGTGCTGAACATGACGCAGACTTGGAACGCGTCGGGTACGACGTTTACTGGCGTTAAGCTCAACGTCACAAATACGGCAAGTGCGTCGGGTTCGTTGCTGTTAGACCTTCAGGCTGGAGGATCTTCGGTATTTAATGTGAATCCTTATGGAGCAACATTAAATCTCGGTGCCGTATCTAATGGTGTTTTGTCGTATTTCAAAATGGCCGCTGCGACATCAACTTTTTATAGTTATTTCGGAACCACCTCTCCGGGCAATCAGTATTCGTGGTTTACCAATCTATATTACAACGGCTCTTCATTCCTTAAAAACGATTCTTCAAAAACATCGTGGAGAATTAGTCAAATTGTAGCCTCGACTTATAATGGGTCAACAGTAAGTTTTGATTATTTTAATACAAGTGCTACTGGTAACGGGATGCTTTATATCAATGCAACGTCAGATACGTCTTCATTGGTTTCAGTAGGATCTACAAGTGGATTTGCATTTGGAAATGGAGTAAATCCTTTTGGCGCTACGTTTGACACCATCCTCACCCGCCGCGCCGCAGCCAACCTCAACCTCGGCGCTGCCGACGCCGCAGCCCCTGTCGCCCAAACCCTGTCGGTGCAATCCGTCGCTGCCGGTACGAGCAATACTGCTGGAACCAACTTTACGATAGCTGGCTCACAAGGTACTGGTACTGGTGCTGGTGGCAGCATCATATTCCAGACTGCTCCTGCTGGTAGCACGGGAACGAGTCAGAATGCTTTGTCTACTTTGCTCACGTTATCGTCTGCTGGCACAGCAACGATTTCATCTGGTACACAAACGACATCTGTACCTGCTTTGAGCATTACTCAGACTTGGAACAATGCATCTACTACATTTGATGCGCCGTTCTTAATGAACATCACAAATACTGCGTCTGCAAATAACAGTAAATTTGTTGATCTTCAAATATCGGGAACAAGCTATTGGACTATTGGATATTATGGTGGCCCGCCGTTCTTTTCAATTGCTAACAACGCAAACGCAGGAACGTACTACAGTTGTTCTGGATTTGCTGGCACTAACATAGCAATGTTTGTTGGAACCTCGATTGTCAATTCTACTGCTAATACGTCGGTTGGATTCTATACAAACAGCTCAACGTCACCAATTTTGTTTGCGGCAACCGGAACAGCAACACTTGCCGCTGATCCTGCTAATAGTAGATTTTCATTTGGCACCGCTGCCAATTCTTTTGATTTATTCCTCACAAGACGCGCCGCTGCGAACATACAGCATGGAGCTGCCGATGCCGCCGCTCCCGTAGCCCAGACGCTATCCGTCCAGTCCGTCGTTGCCGGTACGAGCAACACGGCGGGTGCGAACTTTACGATAGCTGGCTCTCAAGGTACTGGTACTGGTGCTGGTGGCAGCATCATATTCCAGACTGCTCCTGCTGGTACTACAGGTACAAGCCAAAATGCGTTGACGACGGCGTTGACGATTGCAGCAAGTGGAGCGGCAACTTTTTCAAATACTCTTTCGGCAAGTTATTTGAGTTTACCCGCAAATAATTCGGTTAACTGGGCTGGAACGCCGGTTTTAATCACGGGCACTTCAGCATACGCGTTATCCATATCCGCAAATTACATAGCGCATTACGGCGTTGGAAACCTTAATTTTCAAACCAACACCGGAACTATTCAGTTTCAAAGCGGCGTAACAACAGACGTTACAACGACGTTCAAAAGCATTGCATCTCAGTCTACCAATCTTTCGGTTTGGGTAAATAGCTCATCAACAGTTGGCGTTGCTATCACAGGAAGCACATCGGTTCCAATGTTGGTTACTTCGGCATTGACCTATGCAACGCTTCCGTCTCCATCAGCAACGGGAGCCGGTGGACGAGCTTTCATTACCGACAGCAACACGCAAGCCACTTCGGCCAACTTCGGCGCAACGATCAGTTCGGGCGGCGGCAGCTATAAAGTTCCGTTGTGGACTGATGGAACTTCTTGGTATATCGGTTAAGGAATCATCATGGCAAACACATATCAAACTGCTTTCAATAGCCTTCAGTCTTACCCAACCTATCAGGGGCAGACTAATTGCGTATTCTCAATTAAATGGGTCATCAGCGGGACTGACGGCAACGGTCACAACGCAGCGGCGTATGGGACGACTGAAGTGCCGTACGACCCCGCAGACCCGTACATTCCGTATGACCAGTTGACCTTTGACATCGTATTGGGTTGGTATAATGAGTACACACCTGCTGATACGATTACGGCTGCTGAAGCACAGATTGACGCGGACATTGAGAACCAAATCAACCCGCCAACTCAGTCTTTGCCGTTGCCGTGGAATGCGCCAGCATCGCCGTCAAGTAAATAATTGTTTCCCACAACTACGTCCACAGGAGGACGCAAATGCAAATTGAATTGAACCAGAACGAAGCACAGGTACTGCTCAACCTGATTGACATTGCGGTGAAGTCCGCAGGTCTTCAGGCAGCGGAAGCTGGACTTCATTTCCAGAAAATGCTGTCAGCGGCACTGTCTGCTGACATCAAGGCAAATGAAACTGCCCCGGTAGCCGAGGCAGCGTAGGTAGCCAATGCTTGGGTACGTAGCCCTATCTGAAAGCACAGTATCAGATGTTACTTATCAGTACATCAATACGGCAGGTGGCGGCTACGTATCCATTTCCGAAAACGCGATCTCATCCTATTGGGTTAGTGCGTTTGTAGGAGTTACCGCCGTTGCGGCGACGGGTGTAGTTGAATCGGTCAATTATGAAGCCGACGCCAATGTTTCTGTTACCGCCGTAACGGCTACCGGCGCGGTAAAGTCTGTTACCGTCTCTGAAGACGCCAACGAGTCTGTTACCGGCGTCACGGCTACCGGCGTCCTTGGTATACCCGTTGAAGTTGTTACCGAAGTCATCCCCGTCTCCGGGGTTGTCGGCACGGTAACAGTTCAATCGGTCAGCGTTGTAATCAGTATTGCTGTTACCCCGGTTACGGCCACGGGGGTAGTTAAGTCAGTTACGGCGACGGTAGCAGTTGATGAGGTAGTTACCCCAGTCACCGCCGTTGCTGTGCTGGAATCGGTTACAAGTCATGGAGATGCGAATGTCATCTTATCTGGACTTTTCTGTAAAGGGTATATTGAATCGGTCAACGTCTGGGGTATCATACCGACCAACGAGACTGCGAATTGGGTGCCTGTATCCGATTCGGAAGCCGCAAACTGGACGCCGGTCACAACCGCTGAAACACCCGACTGGGTGCCTGTTGCTGCTTAATAGGATACAGATATGTCTGATACTACCTACTCGACCAACCTTGCCCTGACGTTGTTGGGGCTGTCGCCAGACGACGTTTGGGGTGGTACCACTAATAATAACCTCGGTACCCTGATCGAACAGGCTATCAGCGGCTACGTCACGCAAAACTTTACCGATGCAAACGTGACGCTTGTCATGTCGCCGGGAACTTCGGCTACCGCTCGCAACATGTATATCGAGTGCACGGGAACAAACACCGCCACTCGACAACTGATTGTCCCGCCGAATAAAAAGCTTTACTACGTTT